TTGAGTGTGAACATTTATTGTGTGATTACTCGGTAGGCCAAAAAAAGTTTACACCCATTGTTATGGGTAGAGCCTCCTTCTCCCCCGTACTATGAGTATATTCAAAAGTCATATCCATATCAGGAGACATACTCTTTACATATTCTCTTAGTGCTTTACTATCTCTAGCTAACATTCCATTAATATACTTATTAATTGTAGATATATCAGAATTACCATCTATTGATTTAATCATATATCTCAATCTAGTAGTAATTTCAAAAGAACCATCCTTATTTAATTTTTCAAGAGCTTGGATATCTTTTTCTACTGCCAATTCATCACCATGTGTCAATAACTTAAAAGTTAATTTATTTTTTCCCAATGGAGTAGTGAATTCAAACTCATTTTTGTTTTTAAATAAAGAAAAATCTACTTCTTTTGTTTGAACTTTTGATAAATCAACTACAGTTTGAATTGTATCACCTGTTACACTTGAATAAAATTTCATTGAATACTCAGGTCCATATCCTAACAATCTTGTTGCCAAAATAATAGCGTTCTTGTCACCAATTACAATATCTTTAGCATCGATTTTATCCACAATGATAGATTCAAACAACTTATCCAATACAATACCTTTTTTGATAAGATTTTGGCTGGATAGGATATCTTCCTCTTTTGCAGTCATATACTTTATTGTAATTCTACCGGATGCCAATGGATGATCTTTTGGATAAACCAATCCTTTTGATGGCAAATCCAACACTTCGGTTGGAAAATCGTATGTTTGTTCTGTCATAACTTGTATGTATTTGTTTATATATAAATATATGTTTTTAAAAAAATTAGAAATAAAAAAACCCCCACCATTTCTGATGAGGGTTGTCCTTCGGTAGCATCCGTAAGGAATATTTTTAGAACTCTAAAATTGCGTAATCGTAAGATAAAGTTAATTCAACAGTTGCAGGTTCGTTAGAATCAAATGAAAGGTCACCAAAATTTGCAGAGTTAATAAATGCTCCTTTGATTGTCCATTGTTCGATTTTATCTCCAACAGGCCCTAACATATAGAAAGTGATATCTTTCTTATAGAAGTCAGCGTATCCTCTTCTACCAGTAATAGATTCGTGTCCTAAACGAACCCACTCCATTACTGATTGTGCTCCTGATGGAACAATCGGGTCATACAATGTAATTGTTATATCTTGCCAATCACCTTTACCTTGTAATTTTCTTTTGATGTTGATGTGGTCTAACACAATTGTTTCAAAAGTTATTGAAGGTCTAGCTGCTGATTTTACTAAGTAAGAAGGGATACCGTCAATTTCCATAACGTATCTATTCTTCATCTTCGGTTCGAAGTTCGTATAGAACATCTTATCAAACTCTAATACTTCTGCCATTTTATTTCTTTATCTGTTTTATTAATAATAAATATACACTAATTATTTTTTCGTTATCTTATGCGCTGAATGTTGCTCCAGTTGGTAAGATGTTGAAATCAATAACTATAAATTCAGCTGTCTTTGTTGGTTGTAAGAAAATCTGTCCAGCCATAATGTTTCTATCGATAACATCAGGTGTGTTATTACTTTCATCCATTACCACATTAAATGCGTAAAGTCCTTGTCTTTGTTGAATTGCTTCAAAATAAGGATTAACAGTGTTTAAGAATCTAGTTCTAGTCTCTGAAGTATTTTGTTCGAATACTAAGAAACGAGATGTAGATGCCACAAACTTCTTAACAGTGATAAGTAATCTTCTTACATTGATTCTATCCAATGCCGATGCTCTATCTTGTAAAGTTTTTTGTCCGTATGCTACAATACCTTGTCCAGGGAATACAGCGATTGGGTTTACTTTTGCTTCGTATAAAGTATCTCTTTCAGAATGTGTTAATCTATTCAATACACTAACTGCTCCCGTAATGCCACCTCTATTTAAACCGGCTGGTGCGAACCATTCTGCTGCCAATCTATCGTTAGCTGCAAATACTGCTGGTAATAAAGTTGATGGAGGAACTGAAGTTAATTTGTTTGTGTTACCATCAATTGTTTTAACCCAAGGATAGTAAGTTCCAACATAGTTTGAATCTACTAAAGATGCTTCATCGGTTGCTTGTGTGATTGTATCACCTGCTCCGTTGAAATCAGCGATGTAGAATGCATCTTGTCTATTTTCTACCATGTCGATTACTCTATCAGTTACATTAGAGTGTAATCTTCTAATGATACCTGGAGTTACCACCATATTAATATCATATTCATCAGGGTTAGATACTGCTGCGATTGCTTTAGCGTATGCTACCGAACCACTTGCTATTGAAGTTGAACAATCAAGTCCTTGTACGTTAGCTGCTGAAATAGATGTTCCCAATGCTGGCTTAATAATTGGATTTAATCCATCAAAACCTTCTTGGAAACATAATATAATTTGTCTCTTAGCCATATCAATAGCTGCTGAGCCCGTTGGAACATAATTAAATGGAGAATTGTGGAATGAGAAGTTATTTGAAGTTCTTCCAGTTATACCAGTAGGTATTGGTTTTAAGAACTGAGTCATATCTATTTTATATGCTGCTGATTCGATATCCAATCCACTAAATCTAATGGTTGAAGATGTTGTATTATCTTTTGAACCGGTTGAATATTGAACACCTGGTAATAAATTTCCGTTTTGTCCATCATCAATTGGTGAATAATATGCAGAGTGTCCAAATGGCATTGCTGATATTGGATATGTACCTTGCTCTTTTACTTCAACTCTAATATATTTTGATTTGTTTGAGTAATCACCATTTTCAGTAATTTTACCATCAGAATCAATAGTTACATTTCTATCACCAATTACTCTAGCTATAAAGTTTGGAGAAGCGGGGTCTAAGTTTACATTGTTAAATGTTTCCAAAACCACCTTTCTTCTATCACTATCACTAAATGCTCTTACAGTTACACTAAATACAGAATAATCAGTTGAACCATCTTCACCAGCTGCTTTAACACCAGAAATACCAATTTTGTATTTTGTGTTATAGATTGTCCCATCACCAATTGTGTGGAAACGGAATAAATCGCTTGATGGGTCTTGTGCGCTTCCCGTTTGAGATTGAACCCAAGGAGTTGAAGCGTATGTAATATCTTGTCTGAAATCTTGTGTTGGGATAGTAACTCTTTGGATACCATAATCAGCACCACTTAATGTTGCTGCATAATTTTCAAAATATACATAAGTATATGGTGCTTTAGTTCCAAATGGTGATTCACCAAATACATCACTAACATCATTAGTTGATGAAGGTAATAAATTTAGTGTATAAGAGCTTCCCATTATACCCGCATTGTTTATTACAAAAGATGAACTATCAGATAATTGACTTGCTGAAATAGATCCTGTGAATCCTGTAGGTTGATTGTTAGAACCTGTAGCGAATAATACTGCGAATATTCTACCATCGGAGTTATCACCATCAGCAGAACCTGTAATTCTTAAAGCGAAAGGTTGTGGTTGTTGATAACCACCGATACCACCAACTCTTACGATGGTAGCCGTTCCAGCTTCTCTTAAATAGTTTTGAACTGCATATTCTGTGTAATATGTTCCATCGGGTGTTCCGAAGATATCTTCGAATTCTGATTGGGTTCTTACGATTGTTGGAATAAATGCCGGTCCTTGCTTAAAAGGTCCAATAAATGCTGCTCCAATTTCACCAACTCCTTGCGCTAAGAAGGATAGGTCATTTTCTCTTGTAAAAACACCAGGTGATACGATTCTTTCTGCCATTGTTATTTATATATTTGTTATTATATTTTAATTCCGTGTACTTCCAAACAAAATACACATATAAATATAAGGGAAATCCCCAAAACACAATTTTTTTTTAAAATATCGTATTAGGAATCTATTACTATTATCTAATGTATTATATTCTTCTTATTCGGTTGTTTCTTCTTCAGTTGGGGCTACTTCCCAAGGTAATCCATATACAAAGTTAGTAGCGTAATCCTTTTGAATATCTATGTTATAAGTTAATCCACTTACTATACCAGATACTTCTTCAGTTCCTAATTTATTCGTAACCCACTCAACCAATTGAGGTGCAGTTAGGTTTGAAAATTGTGTAAACTCAGGCGCATTGGTATCAACTGTGCTTAAATCATCACAAATAGTTACAACATCTTGAGCTGCGGCGGTAAACATACCATCCACAACCTCACACTTCCAATACACTTTTGTAACGATACCGTTTACAATGTGTCTTTCCAATTGTCTGATTGTCCAATTTGTTTGAGCCATAATATCTTATTTGTATGTATAAATATTTAATTTATTTGTAAACAATATAATTACCCAATACCAACACATCCATTTCCGTATCATAGAAGGTTTGTAAGGCATCTTCCGGCGTTAAAACCATAGTTTTATCCTTTACATTGAATGATGTGTTTAATAAAATTGGATATCCACTCAATTTCTCATATTTCCTCAATAACCTGTATATTCGGTTGTTTGAAGTGGTAAATATAGTTTGAATTCGAGCAGTTCCATCCACATGAGTTACTGCTCCTAACTTTTCCTGATATTCAGTTCTGACTTTAACCACCTGATTCATATATGGAACATCTCCATCCGTTTCAAAATACTTATCTTGCACATCTTGCAATACCATAGGTGCAAATGGTCTAAATCCTTCTCTTTTTTTGATTACCTTATTAATCTTATCTTTCATTTCAGCCTTTAAAGGTGATGCAAGGATTGAACGATTACCCAAAGCCCTAGCTCCAAACTCAATACTTCCATAAAACCAACCAATTACCTTTTCATTATGTAATTCTTCAGCAACTTTGGTTAATAACTCCTCATCGTTACTATATTTTACAATTTTAGATGGATCTATCGTTTCCACAACCCTACCATATCCATATTCCGGCCCCAAAAATGGGTTTCTTGTAATTCTACCTTTAAATTCGGTATCATTTAACACACTATAATGAACACAAGCACCAATAGCAGAACCGGCATCGGATGGTGCGGATGGTATCCATAGTTTTTTATACTTTGTATTACGGAATACCTTACCATTAGCAGTTCCATTATATGCACATCCACCACTCAAACATAAATTAGGGTTACCATTCGTATTTATACTATTTAGAATTGCAAATAAAACATCTTCATATACTTGCTGAACTGCAAATGCCAAATCTTCATGTTCCGCTGTAATTGGTTCTTTTGAATCTCTTGGTAAGATTCCTAAACATTCAACCAATTTGTGATTAAACATTAATTTATCATCTCTATCCCAACAAAACTTCTCCATATCACAATTTAATCTTCCAGCTCCAAATTTAATAAGTTGTCCTACTAATTTAGTATATTTACTCTTAGAACCATACGATGCTAACCCCATAACCTTATATTCTCCCTCATTTGGTTTAAATCCTAAGTAAGATGTCATAGCTGAATAAAACAACCCCAATGAATGTGGATATTGAGCTACACTTTTATATTTTATTGATTTTTCTTTATGAGAACCATATGATATTGTATCAATTTCACCAACTCCATCTACAGATACCACATCAGATTCTAAAAAATCAGAAGTAAATGCTGAATAATAAAGATGCGATTTATGATGCTCTGAATAAAATATAGTATCGGATATTGATTTCAGTAACTTATGTATTTTAATTCTATTT